CGTAGAATCACCACCAACCAAAGTCAACGACTCATCTTCAGTGCGATCATCATCTCCCAGAGCACCAGCCTGCAATTGCCAACAGACGCTTGGTCCATTGACTATGGCAGAGGTGTCAGAGATAAACTTGCACTTGTTCCGTGGAACGCCGAAGCGCATATCGGGACAAGCACGAGCAAGAACGATGATCGTGGCTGGGGCTGCGCCACCGACCGCTTGTAGCTGGTTAGCAACTCGAAAGTAAAGAGCACCATTGGAATTGGTGTAATCTGCTGTCGAGAAAGCGGAGGAGGTGAACAGTCCTGTGTTCTGAAGAGCGATAAGGGGGCTATTGTAGCCCACTTTTAGAGTGACTGAGTTATCACTCGCGGCATCCAAAATGACGTTATGCAAAATATTCGTCGGATCAGTCGCCGTCGCGGTTTGGTACGCATCAAAGTCCCAGATCACTTGAAGCATGCCCCTATGGTAGGAAGAGGCTGCCACAACGATCTTGTACTCCATTCCTCCGCGCCAGTATTTAAATGGCATGCCTACATACCCAGCTGTTGTGGGATAGTAAGCACCCAAAGTGTTGGCGCAGTGGAAGGGTGAAACTGGTATGGTACGAATGTTGTTTCCCGCCAATGTGGCGGTACTCCAAGTGAATGTGTCGACAATGGTCCAGCGTGCAAACAAAGATGCAAAACTGGCCTCATCCTCAGCCGTTCCACCACCGACCGTGGCGTCAATAGTTGTCGCGTTCGTGTTGTACAACGCAGCAATTTCTGACGTGTCAAAGCCGTCGACTGTTGATAAGTTGGTCGACGGCCGCTGCATAATAGCAAGGGGCTCCTGGGGTTTGGCTTCTTTCGTGAAGCCCATCCAGTCAGCTATCCCTGCAAATGCTGCAGCGCCCGCTGCCACAGGTCCCGCTAAGGGGGCCAGCATTGGGATCATAGTGCCGATCGTAGCAGCTGCTTTAGCCACCGAACCAGCCGTCTTTGACGCAATCTTCGACTTGCGCGCATCATCCACCATGCCTTTTGCTTTAGCAAACTTCTCTTGCAGTCCCTTGACATGAAGGACAGGAAGCGAAATCTCATAATCTTCACAAAAGCGTGCATAGATGTTGAACGTGCCAGAGATCGTGTCAGTGTTCATTGAGTTTTGAATAGGAGAGACTGCCCACAGGCAGAGCCGCCAAGAATCACCCAAACTAACAGCCGAATTCGTGAGGAAAAGGGTGTCAATCGGGTAGACAAAAGGCAACTGCAGCTTAACGCTGTTACTCTTAGTAACATCAATGAATCCATGGACATCTTGTGTAGCTGTGTACATTGTGTCCGCGGCACCCCCCCCGGTCTCGTAAAATGTGCCAGAGGGGAAAGACTGTTGTCCTTCACA